CTAAACAACGCTGTTTATTATCACACTACGCGAGTGTATCCTTGGTGGGCTAAGAAAAAAGAATTTGTAGGTCAAATCGGCGCACACAAATTCTACGCAGAAAGAGGTTAATATGACGAGAGAAGAAAAGAATCTATTTTCGATTCTGATTCAAACTTTGGCGCACCAAAAATCAATGAGTCACATGGATGCCATTGTATATCATTGCGAACAAACTGGACTTGAAATCGAAGTGGCTGCTAAATTGGTCGACGAATCATTGAAATCTAAACTTGAAATGGAAGCAAAGGAACTGGGTTACATTCAGAGGACTTCACAGCTTCCTGGTATTTGAAATGTCAGCATATGATATCTATAAATCCTATCAGGCTCTGAAGTTACACTTCAATTCTGATAACTATGATTACTTCAAATATCATGGAAAGACGAAAGTCAGCGAACATGCTTTTGAAATAAGCAAAGACAAATATGCCTTCGTGAAACTTTCCAGGATCTGTAATGAATCTGAACTTCCCTATTACACAGCTGCATACTATCAAAAGAAAAACAAAATATGGATTCGTGATCTATTGACTGATGAAGCTAAAGAAATCTTCAAGGATTGGACAAGGGAACAACAATCAAGGATGTATTTTTTCAAGGAGGATTTATGTAAACTTCAGCAAATTGATTTTGGTGAATCGCTTCGAGTCATCGATGGACAATCACCAGAGTTACTGAATATGGTGTACCAAGGTGAAATTTCTCAGGATAACTTTTTGATCATCGACGCTATACTTGGATTGATTGATCGTTGGTCAAATAAATTAGATGACTTTATGTTTGATATGTTGAAAAAGCAGCTGAACAAATACAAACCATTCCTGTTCATGTATAATGATCTAAACATAAGTCTCTATAAAAAAGAACTAATAAATTCTTTACATCCTGACAGAAAGAATATATAATGGTTGTACATTATGGAAATAATGTGGATAAGTCGCATACAATAACATACGGAGTATACAAATATGGCAATGTCTCTCGCAAATCTGAAAAAGAAGTCATCATCAATCGACAAGCTGACCAAAGAACTTGGTAAGCTGAAGGGAACGTCATCTAAAGACGAACGATTCTGGCAACCAGAAGTTGATAAAGCTGGTAATGGTTATGCTGTGATTCGTTTCCTCGATGCACCTTTCGTTGATGGTGAAGATGCGATGCCTTGGGTTCAGATCTTCAATCATGGATTCCAAGGACCTGGTGGCTGGCTGATCGAAAACTGTCTGACTTCGATCAATAAGCCATGCCCAGTGTGTGAACACAATTCCAGTCTTTGGAATAGTGGGATTGAGTCTAACAAAGATATCGTGCGAAAGCAGAAGCGCAAGCTGTCATACGTCGCCAATATTCTTGTTGTCAAAGATTCAGCGAATCCTTCCAATGACGGGAAAGTGTTTCTTTACAAGTTTGGGAAGAAGATCTTCGATAAGATTCAAGCAATGCTTGAGCCTGAGTTTGAAGATGAGAGTGCAGTAAATCCTTTCAATTTCTGGGAAGGTGCGAACTTCAAGCTGAAGATTCGTATGGTTGAGGGATATCGTAACTATGATAAGTCTGAGTTCGATTCTCCCAGCCCAGTGTCGGATGATGATTCTGAAATCGAACGAGTCTGGAAAGAGTCTCATTCGCTTGTTGAGTTTCTGAGTCCGAAAGAGTTCATGCCCTATGATGAACTGAAAGCAAAACTGAATCGTGTTCTGAGTCTGGCTGGTGCGACCAAAGCTCGGACTGTTGAAGAGGATTCAGGTGATGACGAACCAGTGATCGCTGGTGACTCAAATTCTGGTGATGAAGATGATACTCTGGAATTTTTTAGGAAACTAGCGGATTGACAGGAGGTTTTATGAGACGTATTCTTGCGGCTCTATTACTCTTTCTTCCTGGTATAGTCTATGCTAATAACTACACTGCTGTGTTGGAATGGGATATTCCAACACAGTACGAGGATGGTACAGCAATTCTACCAGAAGATATCTTGAAATATACTGTTCATTATGGCACAGCTACTGGTAATTACACGAACTCTGTTGATGTTAGTCCAACAGCATTAGAGGGCGAAATTACTGGTCTGACAACTGGAACTTATTACTTCGCAATTACAGTAACGACAACTGAACTTGAAGTTTCTGATTTTTCAAACGAAGTAAATCATAAGTTTACAGCAGGAAAATCGAAAGCACCAGTGCTTAGATTTAAGTTAAAGAGAAGGGACAGAGACTAACAGGAGTCTAACATGAACGCAATATTTCGCTCAAAAGTTTTATGGATAGTTGTGGTGTTTTTAATTCTTCTTGTTGCAGCTTTTGCAGCTGAAGCTAAAGAGCCTAAAGTTTCCATAGGACTTACGGGCGGAACATTGAAGTCTAGCGAATTGATAACCCAAAGGCTTGGAGTATCGTATAGTGATTGGTATGCCAGAGCTGAAAAGTTTGGCGGTGAGAACTATAATGATATTTGGGGATTCACATTCGCTCGACGTGTTCATGTTGGTGACTGGAAAGTTCACCCATTCTTAGAACTCGGTGCTATGTACACCGATGATGAGTTGACGCAAAATGATCGACCACTCGTAAGTGACACATTGACGTTTCACTTGAGTGCTGGATTGCTTTGGAGATTGTCTAGTCGAACTGAGGTTGAGGTTGCATGGATTCATAACTCAACCGCAGAACGTGCGGATATTAATGATGGTATTGACAGAGTGTTCGTAGGATTCAACTGGGCATTTTAAATTAAGAAACCATATGAGTGATTGAGTTGTTATACCATCTTGCATGTTCATCAACATAAGATGGTTCTGGATTTCTAACTACAACTGCAACTGGACCAGGAGATGATTGCGGCATCGATTGTGGTGCCGCAGGAGCAGGTGATGTGTTGTTAATGATGATTGGTGGCGCTGGCATTTGAGTTTGTAAAACGTTTTCTTCCATACTTGCTTGCCAAGCATCATAAATGTCTGTTAATTTTGATGGTAATGGAGCACTCAGATCAGGTGTTTCGTATGGTGATTCTTCTTGTGGAAATCCAGGATCGGGCGCACCAGGTGGTAAAATTTTTCCATTACGAATTCGAATTGGATTGTCTGGTTCGTCTGGTTCTACTATTGGTAATGGTGGTCTTGCGTTTAACTCTGGGGGAAACCCAATGATACCATCACCATCTAAATCTTGATTGAGATTTAATTCGGCATTCGCTATGCCATCAGGAGAAGGTATTGATTTTTTAAAATCTTCAAGATTCGGTAGATCTTCAACTGATAAATTCTCTTTGTTCTCGGATCTTCCGCCAATATTCACCCCAGTTCCACCAGCGCCAGCTGGTGTGTTCAATGATATATCCGCAGCAGTCTCAGAAGATAAACGCTCTCCTATTTCATCAACACCTAAATTTTCCTTTACAGTATCAACAGTTGCTGCAGCATTGGGAAATGTCTCGTTAAACAAATCTTTAGCTTCTTGTTTGGTCTCTTCATCTAATTGAGACCAAGAAGCAGCTAAACCTAGTCCGACTATGGCTACAGTTAGTGGGGTTTTAGGTATAATGCTGAATAAGGCTGCGAGTAAACCAGCCTTAGCACCAATACCAAGACCAGTCCCCATTCCTCCCCCGCAACCACAAGAGTCTATTTTTTCTAAAATTTCCTCCAACATTTTTATTATTTTTTCATTGAATTCTAGATCAGATTCTTCTTTCTCTGCCTGTGTTGCTTCTTTTCTATCTTCTTCGGCTGCAATTTGCGTTTCAGTTTGATTCGATTGAATCTCATTGGCAGTTGAAAGTTGCTCGTTGATCATACTTTCTGCAGCTGACGGTGTGATTTTTGTTGCTGTTTCCGCAACATCAAGTTTATTGGACAAATATGCAGCTTTACTCAATACAGCTGCTGCTTCTTTTTTAGACGCAAATCTACCAGATTTACCTGTTGATGTAAGTACAGTCACTTTTTTACCTTCAGGCGCAAGCGGATCATATCTAAAAGTTTGCTCAGTATCACCCTTACCAACAGTAATATTTGTTGGTTTTAATCTGGTATTGATCTTTTCAATTTTAATTGCAACATCATCAATCTTTGCGACTACTCTTTCCAAAAGTATTTTTGTTTCTTCGTCGCCAGAAGAAGTTAATGCTGGTTTCTCTGGTACTCCTATGGGATCAGGACGTTTGAATGATCTAGAGTATGCTTGTTCAGTTTTTTGTTTGTTTCTAAATGTTTGTGCAATCGTGTCTGCGACACTTTCGCCAACCAAACCTCTGGTGAATCCGTATAGAAATGCACGACCAGCCCCACCACCATATTTTAAAGTGGCTTGGTCTTTGATTCTCATTCTCTCCATATCAATTCTATCAGAATTAGTCGCTGCATAACCAAATCCGATCGATCTGAGAGAACCAGTTCTACGTCTTCTTCTTGCCATTACCTTCTACTTCTTGATGCTCTTATTTGTTGATTTCTGAGTTTAATTTTTTCATTTTGCTCTTCAATGTATTGTATTAATAGATTTATATAAATTTCGCGTTCCCAAGGAAGCATATTTTCAAGTTCAGTCAAAGAATACTTATGTTTATGAATCAAATCAAAATTTGTCTGATAATATCTTTTCAGACAACCATCACCAAAGCTCAGGAAAAAAAATCAGAAAGTCCCTCCAATTTAATTGTATGCTTAAAACCGCATCTTGGACATTCGTGAACATTTTCATATTTTAGTTTTGGGGAATTCTCTATAAATTCCCACATTTTCTGATAATCTTTGGTTTGTAATTGAGAAACAAATTCAATTAGTTCGTTCTCATTAACCGAATCTGCATCATGAACCTCTTCGTCTTCAATTATTTGTTCAACGCATTTGGAAATAATAACATCTGCCAAACTGTCATCTTTTTTATTCATCAAATTGAGAATATCAATAGTTGGATTTCTCATTTTAATTGCAATTTTATCATTTAGCCAAATCAAATTTGATTTCTGAGAAGACTCCATTTTTATGTCTTTCAAGATATCAATGTATATGTTGAGTATCATATTACATTTTTGATTCTCTTCAATTTCATTATTACATTTGTATAGTAGATCAATAACTTCACCAATAGACTTCGCTCTTAGATGAACGAATATTAATTCTAATTCTGACATTGAAAGATTGTCAACGTCAATGGGGTCTATACAACAATTCTGTATTACTTGTTTGATATTATTAACAGCTTCGGATAAATCTTTCGATTCCGCTGCGATCATTAACATCTTTTGTTCTTTAACTAAAAATGGTCTAAATCTTGCTGGTGATCCTTTGACTATAACGCCAGGCACCTCAAATGTTGGATAATCTAATCTTGGTAATGCCATAATGACTCCACTAATGTTGTTATCTTATAAAGTCAGTGACTTTGTTCTTAAGATTATTAAATAAATCTTTAAGACCATCACCGCCACTCTCTGTTGTTGAATCTCTTTCATTCTCTTTGGTATCCAAAGAGACAATTCTTTTGAACGTAAAATTAACTTGTAACCTATGAAATCCATCATCGGACCAATTTAATGGCATTGAAGCAATTGATGTTGGAATTGCTTCTATGAGTTTTACAGAATATATTGGGCTTGGCGTGGTAGCATAACTATCTGGTTTTCCTTCCTTCCTATCACCAAGCAATTGCTTGATCGCCTCAATACCTTTCTCTAGAGCATTTCCTTCTCGTTGTACAATTTTACTTAATGAGACGCCATCGTATTGCCTAATTACAATGTCTGATGCGAATACTGGTCCTGCTTCATCTCTATAATATCTAACCAGACCCGTATTATCGCCAGTGGATGGGACCATTTCCCACATCCATCGTTCAAAGAATTTCTTTTCACTGAATGTGTTGGTGCACAAAAATGTTAATGCTATGTCTGTGTAGTTTATTATGTGTGGAACACGTTCAGTGAATGCATGATGTCTGTATTCAATCATGTTAATAGATCTTCCAGGAAGCTCTGCTGCTTCACACACAAGAGCTAATTGTTGGGTACCATATCCTAAACTGGAAGATTGATTCGTGTCGACGCCGAGCAATATTCTTGGAACAGGAATACGAACGTCAAATAGATTTGTTCGAGCCAATTGATTGTATTGGTCGATATGCGATATAAACCCATTTATATTAAATGCCATTAGTACATCTTCCTTGAATCTCTGTATACTTTCTCTCTTGATGCGCCTTCAAAGTTATCGACGGGTAACATCAGAGCAATTTCCCAATCATCAATTCCGACTTCAATAATACCACTTCGAACATGGCTCAACAGATATCGCTTTATACAAGGTTTGAATGCTTCGAACCTTGCAGCACTATTCAATATGTCATAACTCACTCTCAGTTTTGTCGTCTCATCGTAACGTGTATTCGTCAATGTATCGTATAATTTATCCAGCAACAGTATTCGTTCGTTTGGTCGAATGTAATGAAAATTCAAACCGAGGAACCCATCACTATATCGTTCGATTGGCAACACCAACGGAAACTTATCATAGTATGGTAACGAATCCTTTGTCTTCGGATCATACACATAAAAATACATTCTTCCAGGTTCTATTCGATTTACTTTGCGTTTGTCATCCCTGAGAATGCTCGCGCCTCGAATATTCGCTGGAAGCGTTGCTCGTGAAACTTCTTTTCTCAGCCACTCTCGTGCTTTCCTACTGCGCATTTGCATTCCGCCAGAACGAATTTGAGCTGAGATTCTATCTAGTAATTTTGCCATAGGATTATTTATACTTGATACCCAGTTCATGCTCAGTAATCAATTGAAATTCCCAGTTTCTATCCTTACAATATTCAACGGCAGCATTCCATTTTGCTTCGTTCACACCCCAGGTTGCGATTTCATTAATGTATGCTTTGGTGACTTTTTTGTTTTTCTCTGGTGGTTTGGTTTGACTGGCTGGTTTGACTTCGACAACAACAACTTTGATTTCACCTGACTTGGTTTTGGTTCGAACAAGAAAGTCGGGAAAGTATCGATGCCATCTGTTGTCGACGGGAGATTTATATGGAATAACCAATTCTTCTGATGCCCACTCAAGGATATTTGGATTCTCATCAAAGAACACCATGGCTTTTCTTTCCCACAGGGATCTATACCAAATGTTGTGGACGTCGCCCCTATATTTGGTTGGGTTTTTTGGAAAGAATTTACCTGAGTATGCCATATAAATATATATCATCAATCTGGATCGTTAAATGGCTGTTCGAACCAAAGTAAAATCAGGAAAAAGTTTCAGTCAGCTTAACAAGCTGAAAGAAGACAAATATAGTTTTGACAGATTAACATACCCAGAAGATAATCTTGGTGGTAAAATCCCAAACTATATGATATTCTACATTAATGTTCCAGAAACTGCAGCATACAGCGCCAAGAAAACTATAGTAGAGGAATCGACATCTGATAAAAATTTAGAAAGAACAAGAGACACAAATAAAGTGCTGTACGAAAACCCAGCAAAAATTGCC